TAATGAGTGAAATGCTGTATTTTCTTCTTCTTATTGTCATCTTCTTCCCAATTTGCCCTGATTGATAGTATTGTTCTAGACGATTTATCAATTGTTATGACGTATGGTCGGGCTATACCGTCTGGATCATCAAATTCCTCTGGCATATTGAGGTTAACATGCATCTCAAGGATGGTATGGCGGTCATCATCAGACATAACGGTGCTTTCACCGTCTAATTCATCGTATTTTTCTTGTATATCTGAGTAATCAGGCTCTGCACTGGGTAACTCAACGTCACGATAGAAGCCATTTACCTGAAGTTCCAGTATTTCATTGGGTGTTTTCTTCATAACGTGGGTGTAACGTGGACATGCCATCATATCTGTGGCACCGTAGGACGCAACAAAGTCTTCTGCTGGCACAAACATGGCGCAAGGACGCTCCATGATGGGATCATAGTAGACTTTCTTGAAGGCAGAACCAGCAATAGGGAGCTTGAACAGCATTTGCTCAGTCTCATCTCTGTATTCGGTCATTTCTTCCGTCAGCATGTAGTTGAGTTCTTTCTCTACGCGCTGAGACTGCTCGTACTTCTCTGGCGTGAGCTTGCCAAGTATCTTGGTCCTTACTGGCCCAGAGGCTGGGAATAACTCACCCATAGCCTGTGCCTGAAAGCGAACCACTGCTTCAGTCATAATTGGGTGAAACACACCAGACGCTCCAGCCCAAGGCTGTTGACGGTCTTCGACCTTCATTCCCAACAAGTCTAAGCCCTTAACATAGGCCCTAGCCCAATCCTTTCTGGACTCACGGTCAGCAACAAACTCTGAAACCAACTCGGATGCCATTGAGTCAAGGTCGGTCTCTTCTATGAATTCAGCTAGGTTGCTGTCATGCTGAATATCAGCGCCATCCTCATCCATACCGCCTGTGAAATCAACGACAACACTGCCATCATCTTGCTCAAATGATATGGCATCAGGATTAACAACCTGAACCTCAACCTGAACCTCTTCTTCATTTTCTGCTACATCAACATCAGAAGGGTCTAAAGGTTTGGTAATAGCCATATCGTCATCTCCAGTTTTGGTTCAATTGAACTTTTACACCAAAAGGCGTAAAATATAAAGCCCTAGTAGTAACTAACGGGCCGTTGGTACTTAGGCTCATCATCCCAATCATCTGTCGGGGTTCTAATCCAACCACCCTGCCTAAATCTCATGAGTGCCTGTGATGTACTATCAACGTAGTCATCGTGATCACCAGCAGGAAATGCCGCACACTCCTCAATGATTTCCTCAGCCCATCGTGTAGGTGGGTGCCAGACCATTCCGCTGGCAAAAAGATCAGTGATAGAATTAACCCTAGCAATCTTATCCTGACCCCTAGATGGTGTGAACTCAGTCACTGGCAAACCCATGTTGCGAAGCTCAAAGATCAACGGCGCACCAGACGCCTTTTTCTCAACTACCAACTGATCAGGCTCAAACTCCCAGTACTTGTCATATGCCGCCATCTTTAGTTCAGGAAACTCTAACTTCTCTTTGTAGCCATCCAGTAGAATAACATTAGGCATCATCTTACCATCATCATCAGGATGGTAGAATATACCCCATGTGGTACAGGCACTGTAGTCCGATCTTTGCGTCTTTAAGAATGCCGTATCCCAAGATTGAATGATAGCCTCACATGGCGGTGGGTCTTTCTTTTCCCACTCCTTCCACCACTCACGCTTGATTAAAGCACCTTCCTCTGATGTCGGGTCTTGCTGGTACTGTGCAGACCACTTGGACACAGGTATCTCTGCCTTAATCTCCTCAAGTTCTTCTACTGACCAAAACTCAGGCCACAGCGGTGAACCAGATGGCATAATGGCTGGAAGCTCAATCACCTCCCACTCACTCGTACCAACTTTGTTCATCTGGGTCTTCATTATCTGACCCGTCAAATCACGCTTACCCCAACGGGTCATAACAATGATTATAGCACCACCTGGTTGTAAACGCTGACGAGGACCAGAGGTGTACCATTCATAAACCTTGTCATAAACTTCTGGGTTGTACTGTGCCTGTGCAGCATCCTGTTCGCTGTGAGGATCATCAACCACGAATACATCAGCACCCTTACCAGTTACAGCACCACCAACACCAATAGCAAAATAATCACCACGTTTGTTCGTGTTCCATCTACCAGCAGCTTTACTATCACTGGACAAATCAACGCCCTTAAACACCTTCTGGAAGTCATCACTCTGAATAAGGTTACGAACCTTACGACCAAACCCGACAGCCAAGTCAGCAGTGTGAGCAGTCTGAATGATCTTCTTCTCTGGAAACTGACCTAAGAACCAAGCAGGAAATAAATAAGACGCAAACTCCGACTTGGTATGTCTAGGCGGCATGTTGATAATCAACCGCTTTAACTCGCCCCTAGCCACACGTTCAAAAGCATCAGCCATTACCTCATGATGATGACCGTGAATGAAGCTAGGCCACATACGCTTAACAAAAGGAATAAACTCCTCTCTCGCGCCCTGTAAGCTCTCAGCTTCTTCTAACGCTTCCAAATCCTTCAGCAGCTCAACCTGTTCATGTACAGGCACATTTGAAAGCTTAGATAAGATATGATCGTACTTACCCAAATTATCTCCCCCTATAGTATATATATATTATATATATAACTACAGTAATAGCTCTTTACTGTAATAAGTAATACTACTCTAAAGTAAATACTCTAACTAGACTGACAGGCATTTGCGCCTACCAGCTTAGTGTAGATAGTGTAGCTTGTGTAGGCTTTTTAGAAACCATTGCAAAAAATAGAAGTATAACTTCCAATCTTAAACTCTAATATAACTACACTAACTACACAGTCTACACCTATGTTGGTGCCGTGAGTGTAGCTTAAATAGTATTTGACCTTAACTCTGCATTTTATTTTTTGTAATTTTTTTTGTAAAATTTTTAAGCCCGAAAAAGGTTGGTAACTTATCCGTCCAAAAGGGGTCCGTACTATTTGGGGGAAATTGAGAATCGTTTGAGCGAAACTGTATGTATGTGATCTCGCGTGGGCGTGCGTGTGTGAGGGGGGTCGGGGGTGGGTGGGGGTGCCTCGCGCGCGTTCTTTAAACTCATTCGCGTGCGCGGTGCGCGTTCATTTCTATGGAAAAGAAAAGCTTTCTGTCAGGGCGTGACAGGCAGTGTCAGGGCAGTCAGGGTGCCGACAGGATCAGGTCAGGCACCACAGGGCCGCACAGGCAGTGTCAGGCACCGCTGACATGCAGGGCGCGACACGTCAGGCGTTAGGTGCAAGTGAACTTAACGGGCGGTCACTGATAACGTGATAGCTTGGCCTCTATCGCTTCCCTGATGTCAGACGCTGACCGCTCGGCGGTGACGTCCTCGGTCTCAACCTTGTCGATCCAAAGGCCGACACTCTTGCCCAGCAGCTCCAATGCGCGGACACGAGCACCATCCTGAATGTCTAAGTCCATCGCAATATCTGTGAGCTGTTTCAAAACCGCATCCCCTCGCGCGGCCCCCTGCATACGGCGTTGCGCTTCCATATCCCGCTGTAGGCTCTCAATCCTAATGGACACCTTGGGGCTGGCTGCTAGTTTGCTGGCCTCGACATGTATGCTGGCGGCTGTCATCCCGCTTGCATTGTAACATGACCGATAGGCATCACTGAAACATTGCCCTGACATCACAGCGTGACAGAATGCCTCTTGCTTATCAGTGAGACCTTGATGCCTCGGTGAGGACTTGCCTCTAGTCCTACTGGCACCTGTAGCTCTACCCACTGCAGCACCACTGATTGGCACTACCTTACTGTCCTGTTTGTCTTTGCCTGTATCCTTGGTCATCTGTTTACTTCCCTATGTGGTTGTCTGTCATGTGACGCTGCGCTGGCTGTCGGGCGCGGTCTTTCGCCTCTGATCATATCAGGCACCTCTGAGCCTGTCCACTTCAGGCCAAGGTGATTCGTTTTGACCCCGCTTTGACCCTTAAAATGACACGCTGCCTGTCGTTTTGTATGCATTTGCATGTAATATCAGCCAAATCAATTACAAATGG